GTTTAACGCTATGGCTTTAGCACTAAACTATAAAATACAATAATATGGCAAATACAATGAAGTTCGGGAACGGACAATGGGCAACCAAAAAAGATTCAATATTAGCATACAATGATGAGAACGCAAACTTTAAGCCTTTGCCATTTGTAACTTCAAGAGCAAGTACTGCTACGAGAGTAAATAAAGCGGGATTATTAGAAACAGTTGCAAGTGGTATTCCAAGAGTAGACTATTTATCAAACACAAGTGGAGCGTATCTATTAGAGCCAATTTCAACTAATTTAATTACTCAATCGGAAGCGTTTGGTAACAGTTATTGGACAAAGAGTGGTGCTAGTATTAAGGGAGATACTAATAATACATTATCTGAAAAAGTTGTAAATGGAGATTTTGCAACAAATTTAAGTGGGTGGACAAATACGGCGGGTGTTACTTGGAACTCAGGAAATGCAAAATATAACGGAAGTAGCGGGGATTTTTATCAAGGAGGGTATGAATTAGGTAAAATATATTTAGTAACTCTAGACTACACTAGGATTAGTGGTCAATTAAATGTAAATATAGGGTCTGCATCAAACCCTATAAGTACGGGTAGCGGGGGGTCGTTATCAATACAGGTAAACAGCTTCGGTTCTACAAATTTTAACTTAGCATCCATATCATTTGTTGGAACAGTAGACAACGTTTCAGTTAAAGAAGTACAAGGTTTTTCAGCACCAAGTGTAGATAATCCTACAAGTGCTTTTAAGTTGGTTGAAGATACGAGTACAGGAACTCATTATGTTCTTGCGAACAACTCTACTATATCAGGCGAAGACTATACTCAGTCTGTGTACGTAAAGCCTGATGGGAGGTTTTTACAGATGACAGGCTCAACGGGTTTTGCATCATCTTATATAAACTACGACTTAGACAGCGGAACAATGCATTTAACAGGTGCGGGAACAGCTACGGGAACAATTACGTTGTTGTCAAATGGTTTTTATAGATGTACATATACGGACGAATCAACATTGACAGGAGTAGGCTCAAGGATTATAGTAGTGTTATCAAGTTCTTTTACGTCTTCAAGATTGCCATCCTACACAGGAGATGGAACTTCGGGAGTTTACATATTCGGAGCACAATTAGAACAAAAATCTCACTCTACTTCGTACATACCAACACAAGGTGGTATAGAAACGAGGTTTGCTGATACTGCAAGTCAAACAGTACCTGATGGTGTTATAAATTCAGTAGAGGGTACAATGTTTGTAGAGATGGCTGCTTTAGCAAATGATTTATCGGAGAGATGGTTTACAATACAAGAAAGTGCAAGTACTTTCGATAATCAAATTAATTTTAGATATTCCGCAACAACTAACTTAATACAAATAGTTTCAAGGGCGGCAGGATTAGGTCAAGATGTTGTTTTATCATATACATTAACGGATGAAACTGATTTTAGTAAAATAGCTTTTAGATGGGCATTGAATGATTGGGCTTTAGCTGTTAATGGTGTGGTTGTAGATACGGTTGTTTCTTCTACTGCTTTTACTTCTAATAGTTTAGATTCATTTATATCTAATAGGGGTAATTCAACAAATTATTTCTATGGTAAAGTAAACAACCTACAATTATACAAAACAGCTTTAACAGACGCAGAATTAACTTCTTTAACAACAATTTAAGAGTAATATTTACCCTCGTGTAACTATCGAGGGTAAATCTTTACATAAGGAACACAATAAGATAAGAAAATTAAGAAACCTTTACATAATAACTAATAGTTATAACCAAAAGTTAATACAATAACCAATAGTAAATAATATAAAATTATGAAATTAAACGTAGCAAAATACCAATTTGATAGCAAAGAACAATATCAAGCAAAATTTGATGCTTTACATACAGAAGATGAAGAAGGAAATTTAATACCTGAATTTAGATTCGCAACAGTAGAATTAGGAAACATTGTTTTAGAACAAGAAACCTATGATGAAGATGGCGAAATACTAACAGAAGCAGTTTTATCTACTGGATGGCACGTTGACGCAGGTTGGTGGGGATTAGATGACCATCCTTACGGTTGGAAGTCTTACAAGGTAGATTTTGAAGAAGGACAAGGAATGCATTCTTTTGCAGGTGTAGATTACCAATCACATAAATTTTAATAAAAAAAGGCATACTTACTATGTAGGTGTGCCTTAAATATGCTATAAAATGAAATTAATTGATTTGAAAATATATGGATTAAATGGGTTGGCTATGGCTTTAAATTTTACTACTATTGAGTTAGGCTTAAAGATTGTTCTAACTTTAGTTGTTATTGGTTATACTGTCCAAAAGTGGTATTTAATGAATAAAAATAAATAAATATGAAGCTAACAAATAATTTTTTTAAGTCTGAATTTGAATGTAAATGTGGTTGTGATATGCCTATTTCAGTTTTAGACAATGTTAAACTGTTAGCAATACAATTACAGACCATCAGGGATTACGTAAAGCAACCTATAAAAATTAATAGTGCTTACAGATGTGAAGTACATAATAGTCTTATAGGTGGTTCTAAAAGAAGCCAACATAAATTAGGTAAGGCTTCTGATATTACTATAAATACTTTTACACCTAATGAAGTTGTTGATGTTGTAAATAATTTACTTACAAATGAGATGTTAGGTTATTTTTATATTGGAGGCATTGGTCGTTATAATACATTTACACACTTAGATATTAGAGATTATAAAGCACGTTGGGATAACAGGTCTTGACATGAATGTATTCAAGGGATTATTTCATTTTACAATGATGTTATTTGGTGCTGTAATAAGACTAGACACTATTAAATACCCTAATTTATTAATGTTAATTAACAAGATAGTCTTTGTGACTTATTTAATATACTCAACAATATGAATATAATAGGAATTATAGGTAATTTATTAGGTATAGGTAAAGACTATTTATCTAATAGGTCTAAGCTAAAGCAAATAAAACTTGAACAAGAATTTGCTATTATAGAAGCACAAACAAAAGCTAATGTAGATAGAATTTTATCTAATACTGATTCAGACAATCAAATAGACTTAATTACTGCACAAGATAAAAAACATAGTTTTAAAGATGAAGTTGTAACTTATTTATTCTTAACACCTGTTTTCATTGCTACTATTACACCTTTTATTATAGCGGTTAAAGAAAGCAACTTTATAAACCTTTCAGAAGATATTAGGATTTCATACGAAAACTTAAACCAATTACCTGATTGGTATAAATATGTTTTAGGTGCTATTGTTATAGATGTACTTGGGTTTAGGTCTTTTGCAAGAAAGATAGTAGATAAATATATTAAATAGTTCTTTGTCCAAATTTCAGTTATGGAATACTTTCCTTTAGACTCAATTCAGAATTCCTCTGCTGATTTCCTAAACCTAATAATACCTCTACAATAAACACAACTGCTGATACAGTTTACAGATGCACAGGATATGAGCGTAATGCCATAGTATGCGGTGAAACAGATTAGTCTGCGTTTATCTTCAAGCAAAGAACTTATTAATAATACAAATATACAATTATTAAACAGATAAAACACTATTAAATATAATTATTATATCACACCTTTACTCTTTTTGATACTGTATCTTTAATTTGCTTAATAAAAGCATATTGACCTAAAGTTAATTTTTTACTACACATTATAGATTTAATTTTCCTTACCTCATTAGAGGTAATAGGTACTCCTGAATCTATCCATTTCATTAGTTTTGATTGCTTTTGTGGAGTCATACTAAGGTTTATTAAATCATTACCTACTAAAGCTATGTGATTATTTCTACTTTTCTTTTGTATTTGATTATTAATAATATTTTTTCTTATAGAGTTAATAGTTTTTTTAGTTTCTAAATTAATAGTTTTATTTCTATTTGTACCATATTCAGTTACTGGTTTGCTATACATAAATTCACCTTTCTCTTTCATAGAATACTTAATATACTTACAGTTGGTAAGTAATCTAGTTGATTTCCATTTATTGAAAGCATCAATAGATTTATATTCACTAACAAATTCGCTTTGATTATTATTTGTTTGTAGTAAAATTTTAAATGTTGTCATAATTGTTTGTTTTTAATAATAGTTAATAATAAAGCAGGAGCCACTGCATAGCAAAGGTAGTAAAAAAAAACTATAACAAAAAAAATAAGTTATTAACATTTATTATAATTAAATTATAGTGTAATATGAAACAATGTTATATATATTTGTATATGCCTTTAAGAAAAGTTCATAAGAGGAAAGAAAATAGTTTCTCATTACATAGCGTAGAATATACAGACACTTATACTAAGGAGATGGATGAAGAGGGATTGAAGGTGCTTAAATGGAGTATGTTCGATAGTCCAGACACTTTAGGAAGTGGTAAGTACTTCATGGAGAGTGAGCCTGTCTTTATTCTAGATGAAGTGTTTAGAAAAGAAAGATTATCAGGTTTTATTATTCAAGGCTATGTAAGTAAGAGTTATGCTGATAAATTAGCTATACCAAGTAATAGTGGTCACAGAGTGGGTAAGTCTGTTAAGTTTAGGTGCATTAACTCATCTAAGAGACTGAAGCTTATAAGAGGACTTATACAGTATGGTATAGAAAGAATACAAGTATCGGATGAATTTATATATTTTGATACTGATAATTATTTAAAAGAGCCAAGTTTTATTTGTTTTTAATTTGTTTTTATTTTGTTTTTAGAGAGGTAGGTTATAAAGCTTACCTCTTTTTTTGCTTAATATGTTAAAGAAATGTTAAATTTTGTTAAAGTACTTTCACAATCCAATTAAAAGACTATCTTTGTAGGGAACAAATTAAACAAATATAAATTATGGAAGAATCAGATTGTTGTGGTGCTGAAAGATGGTACGAAACAGACCTTTGTAGTGATTGTAAAGAGCATACAGGGTTTAACGAAATAGAAGAATAATTATGAATTTAAGCGAAGAGACTTGGAGTCAGTTAAAAGAGGAAATAGAAACCTCTGTTAGTAAAGACCCTAACATAACTGATGTTATAGTTAACTACCAACTAAAAGAAAATAATGGTACAAAAAACATTCTAACCTATAGTGTAAAAATAGAAGATTAATATGAAAGACTTAGTAGACTATAAGAATTACAGAATAGATGCTTTACAGAAAAAAGTATTTGAGTTAGAGCAAAAGACATCAACACTAGAGACTTACATATTCGAGTTGACAGATAAGGATTGCCCAGAGGAATATAAAAACATAGTAAAGAACGAATTATTAAAAACAGAGTAAATTATGACAATTTTAGAAAAATTACAAGAGATTCAAACAACCTTAAAGGTTACCAAGAATCAAACAAATGCTTTTGGTAAGTACAAGTATCGTTCAGCAGAAGACATCTTAGAAGCGCTAAAACCTCTTGAAGATAGATACAAGGTAGTGTTTAAGATTACAGACACATTAGAAGAGGTTGCTGGACACGTTTACGTAAACTCAGAGGCTAAGATAATTGATACAGAATCTATAGACAGAGAGAGTTCAGTATCTTCTTTCGCACAAGCTATTATAGACTTTACCGCAAAGGGTATGCAAATGCCACAGAGAACAGGTGCAGCAAGTAGTTATGCTAAGAAGTATGCTTTAGGTAACTTGTTGTTAATAGATGATAATAAAGATAGTGATGCTACCAACACACACGGTAAAACGACTCAAACAGTAGTTAAGCCAATATTAAAGATAGGTACTCCTGAATTTAATAAAGTATCTGAGTTCATTGCTAAAGGAGGAGAGATGAGCAAGGTAAAGCTAAAGTATGAGCTTCCATTAAATGTAGAGAAAGCATTAAAATTTTAATAAGTAACAAATAAAAACAAAATAAAATGAGAACACAAATTGAACAAGTATTTACTGGTACAAGGCAATCAGTCAGAAAAACAAGCATTTCGGTTGAACTAGTTAAAGTTACTCCTTCGTTAGCTGAAAACTATTTAAAATTCAATCCTATTAACAGAAAGGTTAGTCTGAAGAATGTAAATTTCCTAGCTAAACAAATGATAGAAGGTTTATTTATAGAAAATGGAGAAAGTATAGTATTTGATAAAAATAACATACTTAGAGATGGTCAACACAGACTGATGGCAATAATCAAATCAAGCAAGTCTTATTACATACCTGTCGTTAAAGGAGTTAGTAGTAATAGTATGGCAACCTATGATACAGGTAAGAACAGAAGTGCATCAGATGTTTTATCTATAGAAGGGTTTAAAAGCTCCTCAACGGTTTCCGCTTTAATAAAGCAGATAGATAAATATTGCAAAAGGAGTAGTAAGAGTGCATTTAATGGTTCAACAAATAGAGTAGAAGCATTATCTAACCAGCAGGTACTAGATAACTGTAAAGATAATTACGATTGGTTGATTGGAATAGTAAATAATTCAGCTAATATTTACAGTAAATGCAACTTAAAAACCCTAAGTGTAACTAATATATCTTTAATAGCTTATATTGTTGGAGGGGAAAACCCTAGTAAAGAGGTTTATTCTTTTATAAAGCATATTATTGGAGTTTCAAGAACGGAGGAAACAGCTACAAGCTACCTATACAGTAAGCTTTACAACTCTAAAACAAACAGCGAGCCATTAAATTTTTATTGGATATTAGGAATGTCGATAAAAGCATGGAACTACTACTCGGAAGGAAACCCTTCTGTTAGGTACTATAAATTCCAAACAAATCAAGAATTACCAAAAATTAATCAATAATAACAATTAAATCAGAAATTATGAGTAATCAATTAACAGGAACAATTAAATTAATCGGAGAAAAGCAAACATTTGACTCTGGATTCCAAAAAGTAGAATTTGTATTAACAACTCTTGACGAGAAGTACCCGCAAGATGTTAAATTTGAGATTGTACAAGACAAGGTAGACGACTTCTTAAAGTACAATAAAGTAGGAGCTTCTGTAGACGTAGATTTCAATGTTAGAGGTAACGAATACAAAGGAAAGTATTATGTTAGTCTTTCAGCTTGGAAGGTGTTTAAATCGGATGCTAACAAACCTGCAACGGACATTGGTGTTCCGCAAGAGGAGTTGTCGGACTTACCATTTTAATTAATCAGGGAGGTTTAATAGCCTCCCTTTTTTTATCTATTAAAAACAACAAAAACAAAACAAATGACAGAAGAAGAATTACAAGCACAGAATGACCACTTAATGTATATGCAATCCATAGAAGAGGAATGTAATATAGATATAAATAAAAAGATAGAGCATCCTCCTGTAGCTATTAGCTATAATACTAATGAAGTTAATACAAAGAACGGTGTTAAGAGTTACCCTACCGCTATGTGTACCTATGGTAACTTCAGTTTTATACAAGCTCCTCCTAAATCAATGAAGACATTCTTTGTTAGTTTATTAGGTTCAGCATTTTGCAATCCTAAAGGCAATCACACTAAAGGTATGAACTCTTTTAGAAATAACAAGCACTTTGTACACTTTGATACAGAACAAGGCGAATGGCACTCACAAAGGGTATTTAAAAGAATACAATGGATGAATAAAGGATTAAACTTAGACTTCTATCACACCTTTGCATTGAGAAAGATAAGTTACAATAGTAGAATAGACTTTATAGAGTACTACTTAGACTGTATGAGAGAAGAAGGTAAAGAGATTGGCTTAGTTGTTATTGATGGTGTTGCTGATTTAGTTAGTGACGCAAACAACCTAGAAGAGTCTTCAGCTATAGTTCAAAAAATAATGACATGGACCTCTGTCTATAATTGCCATATAGTAACTGTAATTCATAGTAACTTTGGTTCAGATAAGCCTACAGGACATTTAGGTAGCTTCTTAGAGAAGAAGGCAGAGACTCAAATACAATTAGAGAGAGATGAGAATAAATTCGGCTGTATAACCGTATCTTGTAAAAGGAGCAGGAATACACCATTTGATTCATTTGACTTTAAATTAGATGGAGAAGGAATGCCTACAGTGGTTAATGCTGAAGACCTTAATAGTTATTAACAATATGTATAATATAGTCTAATTTTAGTTAACTTGTTAGTATGGAAGCAAGTAAAGATTTTAGACCAAGATTAAAAGGAAATATTAAGTTAGCATACGAGAACTTAATAAAGGTAGAAGATAAGATATTAGTAATAGGTGACCTACACGAACCTTTTTGCTTAGATGGTTACCTAAGCCATTGTAAAGAGATTTACGCTAAACATAACTGTAATAAAGTTATTTTTATAGGAGATGTTATTGACAACCATTATAGCTCTTTTCATGACCCTGACCCTGACGGTATGGGAGGTGGAGATGAGCTATCTTTGGCTATAAGTAAGTTATCTAAATGGTACAAGGCGTTTCCAACTGCGGAAGTTTGTATTGGAAATCACGATAGAATAGTTACTCGTAAAGCATTTGCTTCAGGTGTTCCAAAGAGATGGATTAGAGAAATGGCAGATGTGTTAGAAACTCCTAATTGGGTTTATGATACACGTTTTGTACATAATGGTGTCCAATATATTCACGGAGAATCTGGTAGAGCTACTAAGAAAGCTAAGGATGATATGATGAGTACTGTTCAAGGACATAGACATACAGAGATGTTTACTGAATTTGTTGTAGGTGCTAATTACAAGGTTTTTGGTTGTGCTGTTGGTTGTGGCATAGATAATACTACTTACGCTATGGCTTATGGTAAGCACTTTAAAAAACCTGCTATTGGTGTTGCTGTTGTGTTTGGTGGAGAGTATGCTATTAACGAACCTATGAATTTATAATGAACTATAACAATGATTTTAAATACGACTTAAAGGTTGGTCAAGTCAAAGAAGAGGAGCTTGGCAAGATATTTAGCTCATCAACTATTGAAGTTAAGCACGACTTAAAGGCTTTATCTACAGGCAATGTTTATGTAGAGTACTTTAGTAGAGGAAAGAAGTCTGGAATATCTACATCACAATCAGATTATTATTGCTTTGCTTTTGGTGATACTTTTCATTTAATAGCTACAAAGAACTTAAAAGACAAATGTAGAAAATACATAGGGACTTCAAGGGATAAAGTAGGTGGTGACTTAAACACCTCTAAAGGCATATTACTTCCATTAAAAGAATTAATGTAATGATACATGAGATAATTTCCCCAATGCACATAATTGTGCCAAGAAGAACAAAGAAAGATAGAAGAATAGCTCTTAACTTAAACATCTACAGAAACCTACACCACTCGGTTAACGGACAATCTAAGAAGATATACACAGAGCTGATGAGAGACCAATTAGAAGGACTTATTATAAAGACTCCTGTAGAGATTACTTACAGAGTGTTTAAGCCAACCAAAAGGATTTTAGATAAGATGAATGTAATTAGCGTAGTTAGTAAGTTCTTGCTAGATGCTATTACTGAGTACGGTTGCTGGGAAGATGATAATGATAACTTCGTTAAGACAGAGACCATATTACCTACAGAGATAGATAGAAAAAACCCAAGAGTAGAAATAATAATAAAAGAGATTTAATGTTAGAAAAATTAGCAGTACACCATACGTTGTGGATTAAGATGCTTGTAAATATGGGTTGTAATGTAGAGACCGCAAAAGACTTAGTACAAGATATGTACATAAGGTTGCATAACCTCGTTAAAGACCCTAAAAAGATAATGTATGGAGATGATGTAAACAGGTATTACGTGTGGACTACATTAAGAAATATGTATTTCTCCCACCTAAGAAAATCAAACAAAAGTATATTTTATAGAATGTTAGAAAATGATGAGGTGGAGCAATTTGATTATAATGATGTAGAAGATAACGCTTTTGAAACAATATCAGCTAAAATTGATGCTGTTATTTGCGAGTGGACAGTATATGACAAAAGATTATTTGAGCTATACTTTATACAAGGGTTGTCTCTAAGAGCTATTTCAAGCGGTTCTAAGATAGGTTTGACATCAATACATAATTCCATACTAAATTATAAAGATATATTGAGAGAACATCTCTCAGAAGATTTAATAGATTATTTCAACCAAGATTTTGATAAGATATGAAAAAAGATAGTTACTACATAGAGTTAGAAAAAGAAGGTTACTATGATACCGTAGATAAGCGTTCTAAAGATTACAGAGAGTATAAGAAATGGATAAGTAAGTCTGATGGCTATAATTCTTTAAAGGATAATGTAGAGAGTCAGTCTAAAGGCTTAGGAGACACTATTGCAAAGATTACTAAAGCTACAGGAATAGAGAAAATAGTTAAGCTAATTGCTGGTGATGATTGTGGATGTGATGAGAGAAAGGAGATATTAAATAAGAAGTTTAAGTTTAAAAGTGTTAATTGTGTCTCTGAAGAGGATTACATCTACTTAACTAAATTCTTTAGCACAAAACCCTCTAAGGTTACTAACGCTCAGCAAGTTCAATTAAATAGAATACATAATTATATTTTTGGAACTAGAAAATCAGCGTCCTCTTGTGTTAGTTGTGTCGCAAAAACTGTATTAAATCTTAAAAAATACTTGCAGGTTTATAATTAGTTTTGTAGTTTTGCTTTAAATAAATAATATAAGCACATGAAACTAACACTTAGACAAAAACAAACATCATTTTGGAACAATAATATTAATCCAATAACAGGATGGGGAGAGAGTAGGAAGCAAGAAGATTACAGGTTTAAAACAGAACAAAAACTTATTAAAGAAAGGGCTATTGCCAAAAGAGATAGGTTATCAAAAAAAGAAAGTTAGGTATGAAGATTATATTTGATGCTGATAGTTTAATTTACGCTTCTTGCTTTAAAAATAAAGAAGATAGAGTAAGTAAGGAAGATATGTACGAAACTGATATCACAAAGGCTTTTGATAAGTTTTCAAGTAGTTTCGGTAAGTTGATAGAACACTTAGATGAAATAGTTCTGGTAGAAGAGGTTGTGTTTTGTAACGGCTCTAAGAATAACTTCAGAAACACCATTACAGACACTTATAAAGCTAATAGGACAGGCGAAAGACCTTTAATATTATCTGAACTACATGATGTTGTAAAGATGTCTTATAATTCATTTTATGGGGATGGAGTGGAGACTGATGATGTTGTAGCCACTTTATGGGCAGAAGAAGTTAAAAAGAATGGTGTAGATTCTGTTGCTATAATGTCATTAGATAAAGACTATAAGCAGTTTCCTTGCTGGTTTTTTGACTACCACTACAAAAGAAGGGAGCTTTATAAAATAACCCAAGAAGAAGCGGATAATAACTTCTACTCACAGATGATTATAGGCGATACTGCTGACAATATAAACTACTGCAAAGGTTTTGGTAAGTCTTATGCATTAAAGCTTCTTAAAGAGTCTAAAAATGAATACTCCTTGCTAAATAAAACATACAGGCTTTATAGTCAAATACACGGAAGTGATGCAAAAGATATGTTTAATGAAGCTAGGTCATTACTAAAACTAAAAACAGATTGCTATGAGCAAATTAGACGAGGATAATTATATTATAGAGCTGTATTTTGGCAACGCTTTGTTAGAGATACAAGACGGATTGCCTAAAGAGATATTGCAAGAGACCTTAGAATATTATGAAGAGCAAGAACTTTATTTAGCTTGTGCAGGTATAAAAAAGGCTTTAGATTGGTATGAAACACAAATGTTTACTAAGACTATGGTAAAAATAAATGAAATAATTAAGGATGATGATTTAAGCGACTTAAATTATAGTTCTTGGGATGAAGATTAACAATTAAATAAAACAAATATGAACAGTTTAGAGAAATTAATGGAGATTACAGAAGGTTTTAATGAAGAGATGGCTGAAGTTGAAAGAGAGAGAAGGATGGATATAATAGCGCAGAATGGAAATACAGGTCATCATTACGATTTGTCAAACGCTTCTAGCAATACAAAGCCTGTCTATAAGGTTACAGGAGCAGAGGAAAGAAAAGGTATGCCTGTTTACTCTGGAGTACTTACTTATTTTCCTGATGCATTGAAAGAAGTATCTAAATGTAGCTTAGCAGGACAAAAGCAACATAATCACGGAGATAAGCTATATTGGGATAAGAACAAGAGTACAGATAATGCAGATGCTTTGGTCAGGCACTTAATAGACCATAATAAGAATCCAATAGATGATGATGGTATATTACACCTTGCAAAAGTAGCTTGGAGAGCATTAGCTACATTACAAATATATTTAGACAGTAATAAATAAGACACTATTAGAACACTTATAAAGGATGGCAGTTAGCTATCCTTTTTTTTGCTTTAATTTAATTAAAATGTTAAAGTTTTGTTAAAATCTGTTAATAGATAGTTGATAAACAAAAAAGACATTGTATCTTTGGTATATAATTAAAAACAAATATTATGGCAAGATTATTTTACACAGAAAATGGATATAACAGAACAATAGTTAACTTTTACGAGTTAGTTAAAGAAACTGAATTTTTCTTAACGTTAGTTCAGGTTGGAAAGTATAATTATGATAATGGAGTAACACCAAATACAACTGAATTAAAGGGAGATAATTTTAGAGTCAAAAAAACAAATTCACTTTATAGAATTTGGAACGGACAGAATTTAAAAGAGAATAATAATTATACATACACAGGGGCATAAAAAACAAAGGGTTGTAAAAACCCCATTAAAAACAAAAAAGATGAAAAAAAGTAAACAAGACCAAGTATTATCAAACAAGGTGCACGCAGTAGTAATGTGCGTAATAGTAATAATAACAATAAATATATAATTATGAAGAAAGTATTAGGATATTTTTTAGAAGGTATTGTTTATTTTGTAATGACTGGATTAGTTGTTTATATGATACTAATGTTTTTATCAATGATTATCAAATTATTTAAAAACTAATTATGAAAGAAGAAATTAAATTAGCTATTCAATCAATCCAACCATCTTACGAAACAACAGGTAGTTATCGTTATCCTTTGCCTAATGAGGTAACTTTGTATTCTGATAGTAGTGCTTATTTAATAGATTTAAACCTTAAAGAAGGTGTCTTAAATGCGGAATTATGGCAAAGTGAGGAATGGGTTAAATTAAATGAACAAGATGTTTATTATATTTACACTTACTTAAATGGTTTGCTAGAAGAAGAAATAGAGTTAACTAAAAGGCATTACGAAGAAGAAAGATACGAAGAACAAACAACTTACTTTATAAGGTAACGGTAGGTATAAGGTTAGTTGCGTTAATAATGACAAACCAAAATAAATAAACAAAAAATAAAATGACACAAAATCAAATAAACCACTATAATAGTTTAATGAAGCAAGATGCTGAGCACAAAGAAAAAGTTATAGAAATACTAGAAACAGATTTTGGATGGAGAAACATCGAGCAAAGAGATGAATTAGTTATTGAAATGATGCAAGATACTATAGAAGCAACAAAAAAAGCATTTTCTTTAACCGATGTTGTTGCAAGTGTTTACGACAAAAAATGCAAAAAGTTTAATGAGGAAGTAGAGCGTATTAAAAAAGATGGAGGTAGTAGTGGGTATTGGTGAGTAAATATTTGTTGCCAACGACCAGTGTAAGAACTGTTGCGGATAGATATGCACAAACTATCGGATAAAAACAGAATTAATTAAATAGAAAATAAACATTAACCAAGCAGTAAATAGCAATAGATTATACACATTGTTACCTGCTTTTAAAATTACGGAAATGACAGTAAAAGACTTAATTGAAAAACTAAAAGAATTACCGCAGGATGCAAAAGTATTTCATTTGTGGGATGGCGAGCCAAGAACATCTATAAATGTAGTTTATGAAACAAAAAATGGTGCGGTAATGACCGCTGATTATGGACAAGTTTGTTATTCATCTTCTGCAAGACCAAAAGATGCACCAAATAGCGAAGAAGATAGATATTGGCAAACACAAAAAGACCCAAGAGGATATACAGAAGAAGATGAATGGGATTACTAACGTAGTAATTTTTATTGCAGGTAACACCAAGATAAGAAAGCGTTTCAATGCTTTTTATCAACTGTTGACCAACGTTTTAATGTTGGTAATTAATAATAAATAAATAAATTATGGCGTACATGAAAGAAGATTACTGCACAAAGTCAGCAGACAAATTATTAAATAAGTTTAAAGAATTAACAAGATTCAATATTACATCAACATCAAGAACTCCTGAAAACTCATTTCTAAGAGCCTTATCTTACAAGATACTTGTTGATTTGAATTACATGAATGACAGGCAGATTTCAGAGTATTTCGAATCTAAAGGTATTAAAAGACAGAGGAGTTCAATATATCACGCATTAAGTAAAATCGACTCCTATTACTTGAACTACTCAGATTTTAGGGATATTTATGATATTTACTTTGAAGATAAGGCTGAAGAAAGCAAGGTTAATAGTGAAAAAAGAGCCAAGAAGCTTAAAGCTATTGAAAATAAAGTTGTAAGAAGTAGTCCTAAAGCTATTCCTGACCTACTAAAGACCCTTGTTGATGGCATACCAGACGAAAGAAGGCAAGAAGTGTATGAAATGCTTAATCTAAGAGTTAAGTCGTGGGAGTGGAAGTCTAAAAATGAGTATGAGATAATAGAAGGTGATAACGGAGTAGGTAATAACACTTGGAATCAATAACTAAAAACAGAACACCTTAATTTAAGTTACCATAGTATGAGTAAATCAGAAGAAATAAAACCCACAGACGGAAGAAAAGGTAATTCAAGAAAGAAGTCTATACCTATCTTAGCTGCACCTGATAATGAAAGGTCCAATAAACCAGCAATGAATACGGCTAAGAAAAGCAGGAAGAAGCAGTACGCTAAGAAAGCTATTAAAAATATATTTGGTAGTGAGGTTAATGCTTTTGAGAGCTTAGCTAAGAAGGCAGAAGAAGGTAGTTATAATCACATGAAGCTACTGTTAGATTTTGCCTATGGTGACGAAAGTGAGGGCAATGTAGCTAGGGTTCAGGCTCCTGTAATAAACTTCTTTGGAGATAGCCCTGAAGGAAAAGCAATAAAAGAAAAAATAATAGACGTAACACCAAAAGAAGATGATAAATAACTTTAATATTACTACAATAATTATTGATTACATACCAAAAAATAAGCTAAACAAAGTGACTGCAAATAATATTTGCTGGTGGACTACCTGTATAGTAGGGTTAGAATTAGATAACCTAGCAGATGTTTACGTTTTTTTAGATAGAAAATTAGACTTAATAGATGAGTAGCAACATAGATATCCACAAAAAATACATACCTATTTTCAAAAACGAGAGTAGGTATTTCGTTGTTACGGGCGGAAGAGGGTCAGGAAAGTCTTTTGGTATAAATGTATTTCTACTTAATCTAACCTATCAAAAAGGACATAAGATACTTTTCTCTCGTTACACAATGATATCAGCACATACCTCTATTATACCTGAATTTATTGAGAAGATTAACTTAATGGGTGTTCACGAAGATTTTAGGATTACTAAGGATGAGATAATGAATCTAAAGACAGGTAGTAGTATCATCTTTAAAGGTATTAGAACCTCTTCAGGTAATCAAACGGCAGCATTAAAGTCTCTTAACGGTATTACAACATTTGTTGTAGATGAAGCAGAGGAATTGGTTGATGAAGGTGTGTTTGATAAAATTGATTTCTCTATACGTTCTTTGCTTAAGCAGAACAGAGTTATACTTATCTTAAATCCAACCACAAAAGAGCATTGGATATACCAAAGATTCTTCCAAAATGAGAATGTACTTCCTGCATCTAATACAGAAAAAGGAGATACAACTTATGTACATACAACATATAAAGATAATAAGAAGAATTTATCTCAATCATTTCTACAGAGGATATTTGAAATGAAGCGTAAAAGACCTGACAAGTATCAACACCAAATATTAGGTGGTTGGTTAGCTAAAGCAGAGGGTACTATTATAAGAAAATGGAGGGTTGGAGACTTTA